GGAGCGGGCAGGCGTTCACTTGCCGCGTGAGGCTCTCCGCGCGCGCCTGCGCCCGCTGGAGCGCCGGGTCGTCGGCCTGGTCCCGCCCGGATGCGACGCGCTCGGCACGGCCGATCATCCGAAGCTCCGTGCGCGGAGGTCGAAGCCGTCCGCGTAGTGGTCGCCCATCACGTCCTGGACCCGATCGGGGTAGGCGACATCGCGCCTCGCTGCCGCCGTGCGGATCTGCTCGTACGCCTCCGCCTTGAGGTTGCGCCAGAAGGCGGCGTCCTCGTGCGACGACTCCTTCGCCAGCATCTTCGCCGTCACGCCGTAGATGGCCGCCACCTCGTACCCGTTGAACCCGTCGAACGTGTCCGCGGGGTCAACGAGACGCGGCTGGCTCGGCGAGTAGAAGAGCGTCGCCGTGAAGTCGAAGAGCGCCGGAAGGAACTCGATGTTGACGGCTTGGATCCGGTACCGGAGCGGGTGAAGCGACAGCCATGCCTGCCGGTCGCGGAGCCACGCACGCTCGTTCGGCATGAACGGCATGATGCAGCCGACCGCCCCGTTCACGTTGACCTCGACCTGCTGTACCTCGAGGAACGACGCCGGAAGCGCCTGGAGCGACGTCGCCGGGGTGACGGTGTAGTCCTGCTGCGCCCGGTAGAACGGCTGCGTGCCCTCGAAGAGCAGGACGTTCCAGAGAGCGGCGAGCTCCTGGTTGAGCCACTCGGTGATCCTGGCGTCCGTGACGAACCCGGAGCCCTCCATGTGCGCGCCGTCGCGGCAGTCGGCGATCATGTTGGCGAGCGTCCGGGTTCGAGCCACAGGTCAGCACTCCAGCGCGGTCTTCATCCACTCCACGAACCCCTCCTCGTCCCCGCCCTTCAGGGCGCGGTAGGCCCCCTTCAGGGCCTCGTCGCGATCGCCACCCTCCTCCTCGGAGTCGGGCGCGTCGTTGTCCTCGTCGACCATCGAGCCGCCGCCCGAGCCCTTGTGGGGCTTGGACGACGGGCTGATGACGACGGCGATGGCGGACTTCGGCTTCATGCGTTCGCCGCCGCCCGCGGCTTCGAGTTCTGGATGCCGAGGAGCACGCGGCACACCTGCGTGCCAGGGGCGACCTCCGCCCCGGCCGCGTCCTTCAGGCGGATCTTGAAGGTCGGGCGCGACGTGGTGTTCTCGTTGGTGTAGTCGCTCGCCGTGACAGATCGGTTCCCGCTGGCGTCGTCCACGGACGGGAAGGCGGCGAGCGCCACGACGCTCTCCTCGAGCGTCACGGTGATGAGCCCCACGGCTCCGTAGACGAGCGAGCGGACGATTGCCTTGCCGGGACCGGCGACGGCCGACAGGACGGGGTTGTTGGTGGTGTTGTACGTGAACCGAAACCACGTCCACACCGTGTCGTTGCCGACGAACTGCGCTTCGCTGATGAGGTTGCTCTTCATGACGGGTTCTCCTTCTTGATGAGGGGAGGGCTGCCCCGGGAAGACCCGGGGCGCCGTCCGTCAGAGCGTTCCCACGCCGTTATGTCCCGGCTCGTGGCAGATGAGGTCGCCGTAGTACCCGATGTCGCCGACGTAGCTGTCAGAGCGGTCCGGGTTGCGGCGGAGGATCCTGTCGTCGTCGCCGGCCGTGAGGAAGCGCGGCGCCTTGAGGAGCGTGCGGAACTCCCACGTGTCCATCTGGAGCATGTACGCGAGGCCCATCGGGAAGTTGAGGTCTCCGATGACGGGGATCGTCCCCATGGCCGTGTTGATGTTGACGCCCTCGAAGGCCGCGTCCGCCTTGCCGCCCTTGTACCCGATCTTCTGGTACGTGGCCTTCGCGCCGAGCTCGTTGATGAAGTCCGCCACGTCCAGCGGGTTCATGATGCACACGTCGCACTTCGAGCCGGTGACGGCGAGCCGCGCGGAGAGCTGCACGAGCGTGTTCTCGATGCGCCCGCCTGCGCCCGCCGAGTAGCGCACGCCCGCGAGCATGGTCGGGTTGGTCGAGCGGTCGAGCCCGTTGAAGGAGTCGCCGAGGGTGGGCGCCGACGTAGGAACCCACGCGGCCACGCCCTTCATGGCCTGGTTGGCCGCCGCGAAGTCGCCGTTGCGGAAGACCCACATCGACGGCGCCACGGTGGGGATGGCCACGTTCCAGATGGCGGTTCCGCGGAGCGTGCCCGCGTCGCGGTCCACGCCGTCGAGGGTCACCGCGCCGACCTCGATCGCGCCGGACGTACCGTCCGTCGACGCGACGTTGACGACCATCTTCTCCGTGAAGTTGGCGGCCTCGGCCGGGTTCTGGAGCGTGATCGTGGTCGTGTTGACCGTCGAGGTCGAGGCGATGCGCCCGCGCGCGCCGCCGCCGTTGCGTGCCATCTGGATCCCCATGGACCGCTCGATGCGCCGCATCGCGTTGCGCGTCGTGAGCTTGAGGCCGTCCTTGAGGGCGCCCGGGCTCGTCGCCGCGTCGATCGTCTCCTGGTTGATCTGGAAGGTCGCGTAGTCCTTCTTGCGGGTGATCGTCATCCGCGCGAGGTTGTCCGACCCCTGGTTCGCGATCGACGTCGAAAGGACGAAGGCGCCGCCGCCGCCGCCTTCCCCGAGGTCGAAGCTGACCTTGTTGTCGTCGCCCTTGAAGTTGGTCGTCTTCTTGACGTGGTTGTAGAAGTAGCCGTTCTCCAGGTAGAGCTCGCCGACCATCTCGTCGTAGAGGCTCTTCAGGATCGCATCGAGATTCACGCTTGCCATGGGGTGCTCCGTGGGTTCGGGAAGCCCCTCTGCGCGCATGCGCGAGGGGTCGCCGCTCGGATCCCGCTAGGTTCGCTAGCCGCCCTTGACCGCCTGCTGCCGCTCCTGGAAGTACGTCGCGATGAGGCGATCCGCTTCCGAGGCTCGACCGTTCGACTGGGGGGCGCGCTGCGCTGCCGCGGGGGCCGCTTGCGGCGTGCCAGGGCTCACTCCCGGAGCCGTCACCGATGCGCTGCCGTTCCGGCTCGCCACGATCTCGGCCAGCGTGCGCCTGCCTGCGCGCCGCTGGACACCCTCTTGAGCCTTCCGCTCGAGGTGCTCTAGAACCTCTTCGTCCCTCGGATCTCGCCCGTACTTGCGCCTGAACGCCTGCACCTGCGAGACGGGCCGACCCGTTTCCTCGTCGTAACCTGCCACAGATGTAGCAAAATTCACGAGCTCGTCCACCATCTCCTCCGGGGTGAACAAGCTGGAGAGGGTCGGGTAGTGCGCAGCCGATTCCTCGAGGCCGGCAAGAACGCGCTCCCTCGCCCGGCTCTCGTCCCGCTCCAGCCAACGCCTCTCCTCGGCGATGCGCCACGCCTCGCGCTCCTCGGCGATGCTCTTGGCCAGCGCCTCGCGCTCCTCGCGCTCCTCGGCGAGAGCGGCGGCGAGCTTCTGTCTCTCCTCGGCGTCACGAGCCTCGGCGCGTCGCAGCGCCAGGTTCGCCGGCGCGTTGAAGTCCTTCATGCGAGCGAGGAGCTCCTCGTTCGTGATCTTCTTGCGTTCGGTCGTGGCCGCGGCCCACGTCGCGGGATCGTGCTCGAACAGATCCTCTTGCTCCTTCAGCTTCGCTTCGCGCGCCGCGAGCTCCGCCTCGCGCGCAGCGAACGCCTGCCGCTGCTCCGCGTGCCACGCCTCGACCTTGGACGCGAAGTCCTGGACCTCTTGACGGCTGGCCGCAATCTGGTGGGTCGCCGCCTCGTGCTCGCGCTCCCGAGCGAGTCGACGGCGCTCGGCCTCCACGCCCTCGCGTGCGCGCCGTGCCTTCTCGGCCTCCACGCTCGGGGCCGCAGGCTGCGGAGCCGGGGGCGATGGATCGGCTGAGGGTGCGTCAGGGGCGGCATCGCCAGACGAAGATGCCGCGTCGTCGGTCTCGGCCTCCTTCGATTCTCGGTTCTCGAAGTACGCGGCTGCGAGATCGTCGGCCGTCGAGGGGCCGCTCACGGCGGGGGCGGCGGGGGCTTCGGATGCCGAGACTTCGGACGTCACGTCGCTCACTGGAGGACTCCGTTCTGAGGTGCGAGGGGCGGGGCTGCGCCGTCAGGTGGTGGTGCGCCTCCGTCCGGAGGCAGACCCCCGCCCCCTTCGCCGGCAGGAGGTACGTCGGATCCGGGGGCGGGTTCTGCGTTGGGTGCGCCCATCGCCGGATCGACGGGACGGCCGAGGCGGTCCCACTTCCCGGACGCGATGCGCTCGATCCAATCCGCTGACTCGATCATGTAGAGGCGGAGCATCTCCAGACGGTCCTCGTGCTCGCCGTCGAAGTCTAGGACGGCCTCGTGGTAGGCGATGTTCGCGAGCTTGATCGCGAGCTCGTGGTTGTTCACTGGCTCGGGCGGCGTGTAGACGCCCTCCCCGACGATCCGCGCGAGCGCGCGCTGGATGACTCGGCGCGGGGCGAGCTTGCCTCGCACGTAGCCCTCCGTGTCGGGGAGGGCCGCGATCTCCAGCATGTCCTCCTGGTCGGGGATGAGGCCCGACTTCCCGATGTCGGTCGCCCACTGGATGCGTCCAGCGGCCGACTGCGGGATCGTCGACGACGACTTGATGCGGATGGCGCAGGACTCAAGCGCCAGGCGGAGGTCTGCGACGGTCACCTTCTCGGCGCGCAGATCGCCCGGCTTGTTGGAGAGCAGGCGGATCGGCTGCGCTCGTCCGATGCGAATGGCGCACTCGATGATGCGCCGCGAGCACTCGATGACGAACGCCTCCCACGCCTTGCCGACCTCGAAGAACCGCTCGGTCTGGCTGTCGATGTACGTGCGGAGGGCCTCCCCTGAGTCGAGACCGGCCGGCTTCTGGCTCGTCGCCGCGAGCTGACTGATGCCGCTGATCTGGTACGCTTGCTCGATCAGGAAGCGCAGGTGAGCGTAGATTTCCGACGCGATGATCGCAGGGGCCTGGTACTTCGGCGGGACGCCCTTGTACTTCAGCATCGAGGCGAGGTCGTTGTTGATGTGCGACGCGGTGACGCCGCTCCCCTCCGCGATGAGGTAGTGCCCCGCGATCAGGTGGTGCCCGCGTTGGATCTGACGCAGCAGCGTGTTGATCTCGTTCTGGATGCCGCGCAGGCGCTCGACGAGCCCGATCCCGTAGAACCCCGACGTCGGCTTCTCCCATCGGAACCAGGCGAACGGCAGTGGATCCGTCCACGCGCTCTCCTCCAGATCGCAGCCCTCGATGCACGCCAGGTAACGCCCGGCGCCGCCAGGGTGCCGGCGCCAGCCCTCGCTCACGAGCACCACGTCCTCGCTCCCACGCGCCCACCACACGCCATCGGGGTCTGCGCCGTCCGACACCTCGATCTCCTTGGCCTTGTCCGGCCACTTGGTCATGGCCTCGTACTTGTCGTATGGCGTCTGAACGAAGAGCTCGTGCGGCCTGGTGTCGCGCGTGCGCTCCTCGTCGATCGTGACGGTCCAGACGGGCGTGCGGCGGATCCCCACCTCTCGCTTCTCGTTCTCGAAGAAGCGAGGGCCGCCCGTGCCGAAGACGCAGGCGTCGCGAAACAGCTCGGGCCCGAGGGCGTAAAAGTCGTTGTCGTACAGAACGCCGGTGACGTACTTCGTGACGCGCTCGGCCGCCATCCGCGTCTCGAACGGGGCGTCACTCGGATCGAACCATGGGCGCACCTCGTTCTTCGCCGCGATCTTCGACACGACCGCGCCGGTCATGTTCGCCGCGACGTTCAGCCCCAGCCTGTTCCCTCGCGTCGCGGGACTCCGCGTGTACGAGCCGAACGTGAGCGCGGCGGCGTTGCCGTACATCCCGTTGTTGATCTCGTCGGCGAGGCGGCGGCTCGCCTGCCGCGTTCGCAGGTCGGCCAGCAGCGAAAGCATCTGCTCGTGGCGATGCCCCGCAGGCACGCCGGGCATCCACCACCGCGAGGTCGGCAGCGTGTACGCGGGCTCCTCGCTCATGTCGGCGACCTCGCAAGCTCGCGCTCAGCCTTGTCCGCCATGTCACGAAGGCGCTCTGCCTCGCGGCCGAGGAGCACAAGATCCGCCAGCCGGACGGCGGATGCAGCCCTGGACCGCCGGCGCGAGATGGCGGCGAGCGCCCTGCGCGCGCGCCGATTTGATCCCGTGGGGATCACGCGGGGATCCTCCGCGCGCGAATCTCCAGGTCGGCGATGTGCCGTGCGAGCGCCGGGTTCCCCGACGCCAGGATCACGTCGTACTTCTCCTCCAGCTCCTGCCGCACATCCGCCTCGTCCGGCTCCGGCTGCGGGGGCACGTGCCCGTCCCTGTCGGGTTGGCGCCGGGTGTCCGGCGACGTCGCGACAGCGACCCGGCCGCTGGCCATGACGAGGTGGGCCTTGACCAACCGTCCGTCTGGGCCGACGTCGGCGGTCACCTCACGGATCCCCTGCCGGCGCATCATCTCCGCCAGCTTTTCGAGATCGTCGAAGCCCACGGGTCAACATGTGCCATACAGGTGCATGCGTGTCAACTTGCGCCTGGTTGTGCCGCATGGCAGGATGCCCGCGTGATGACGGCGGTTTCCGGCGCGGAAGGCGCCGTTCGGTTCGAGGCTCTCCTCCCGGAAGGGCTCGATCTGATCGTCCGCCCCATGGCTGACGTGGACGTCTCGCACATCACCGCGAACTGGGCGGAGGCGTACCTCGACCACGCCTTCCCGTCCTCGTGGGGCGTGCCGCACCCGGAGCGCGCCCGGGCGTCCAGCGAGGTCCGCGAGGTCGCGAGGCGCATGGTGATGGGGACGCGGATCGAGGTCGCGGCGTTGCGCGAGGCGCCGGAGGCGATCGTGGCGTGGCGGTCGTGGGCGACGGGGACGTGGGAGGGCAAGCCGGTCTTGCACTTCATCCTCGTGAAGCGCAAGTTCAGACGGCTGGGCGTGTTCCGTTGGTGGATGGCGCCGTTCGCAACCGTTCCTCTTCTCTACACCCACGAGACGAAGCTCTTCCGCCGCATCCCCGTCCCGAAAGAGTGGTCGTACCGTCCGCTCCTCAAGCACCACTGATCGAAGGAGATCATCATGGGCACCCCGCACATCCGTTTCGTCAACACGATCCAGGCCGTCCGCTTCAGCGGGCTCGGCATCGGCTCCGGCTCGAGGGCCGGGAGCGGAAACCAGATCGCCGACGCGCAGGCCGAGTTCCGCGTGACGCCTTACGGCGTGCTCGCCACGCCGCGCGAGGGCTCGGGGGCGATCCTCGTCCCGTGGACGAACATCACCTACATCGAGTACTTCGCAGGCGCGGTACCGGCGGAGCCCAAGATCGCTACGCCGGAGCCCATCGAGACGGAGATGCCGCGGCGCGTCCGTGGCCCGGCAAGCGCGACGCCGTGAGCCCCTACCGGGAGCCAGCCGTCAGACCTGGGCTCACCCTGACGCGCGCAACTGATCTTCCCCCGGGCACGACGGCGCTGGTCCGCGCCGCAGGAGCGCGAGCGAATCGACTCACCCTCGCGCTCCCATCGTTTCGTGAGGCGCTCGCATTCGCAGGGGCCCAGGTGGACACCGTCGGGCCGTGGTCGTTCCGGTGGGCCGGTGTCGAGGTGCTCTTGGTGGGATCGTGACGGACGATGACGACGAGCGGAGCCTCTTCCGCGACCTCTTGCCGGTCGTCCAAGCGAAGGTGGAGAGGTGGGGCCCGCAGGTGCCATGGCCGAAGCAGCAGGCGTTCCTGGATCTCACCTGCCGCGAGGCGCTGTTCGGAGGGAGCGCGGGGCCCGGGAAGAGCAGCGGGCTCCTGATGGGCGCGCTCCAGAACGTGCATGTACCAGGGTATGCCGCTCTCCTCCTGCGCCGCAGCTTCGGCGAGCTCGCCCTCGAAGGCGGCATCATGGACCGCCTGAAGGTTTGGCTCCGCGGCGACGACCGCGTGAAGTGGAGCGCGATCGATCACCGCTTCACGTTCCCGAGCGGGGCCACGGTCACCTTCGGCTTCTGCCAGAAGGAGCAGGACGTGGGGCGCTACCTCTCGACCGAGTGGCAGTACATCGGCATCGACGAGCTGACCCAGTGGCCGGAGCGGTGGTACCTGGAGCTTCTCTCGCGCTTGCGTCGCTGCCACGGCATGCCCGCAAACCCGTGCATGCGCGCCGCCTCAAACCCGGGAGGCATCGGCCACGAGTGGGTGAACAAGAGGTTCGGGTGTGACGGGAAGGGTCCGCCCCGCGACGCGAAGAACCGGCCGCTCAAGGGCTGCGTCTACATCCCCGCGACGGCACGGGACAACCCGGCTCTCGACATCGACGACTACCTAGACAAGCTTGCGCAGCTCCCGATCACGCGACGGCGCCAACTCGAGCTCGGCGAGTGGGTCGAGGACACGGACGGGCGTGTCTACCGCTACGACTCCTCGCGGAACAAGGCGCCGCTGCCCGCTCCGCTCACGGATCCGGCGTGGTCGTTCCTCCTGGCGATCGACTTCGGCGTGTCGAACGCGACGGCGTTCGTCGTCCTCGGGTGGCTCCCGAAGTCCAGGGTGGTGTGGATCGTCCACGTCGAGAAGCACGTCGAGAGGCGCCACCCCGAGACCGGCGACATCATCGCGCGTGGAATGGATCCTACAGGGGCGGCGGAGATCACGAAGGGTCTCATGAGCCAGTTCGCGTTCGCGCGCATCATCGGCGACGTGGGAGGGATGGGCAAGGGGTTCGCGGAGGAGATGCTCTTCCGACACAACATCCCGATCGAGGCTGCCGAGAAGCACAACAAGCGCGGCTACCAGGCGCTCATGAACGCGTCGATGGAGCGCGCGGAGATCATGCTCGCGGACGGGCTCGCAGAGGATCTCGCGACCGAGTGGTGCGATCTCCCGCGCCGTCCTGGGACGGACGACGAGATGCCGGGGTACGAAAATCACGCTTGCCTCGTCGCCGGGACGATGGTCGCGACGACGCGCGGGGAAGTTCCCATCGAGAGCGTCGTCGCCGGAGACCTCGCGCTGACCCGCATCGGGCCTCGGCGCGTACTGTGGGCCGGGCCAACTGGGCGTCAACCGATCTTTCGGCTCACGACCCGAGGCGGGCGCTCGGTCGAAGGCACGTGGAACCACCCCGTCTGGACGGAAGACGGGTGGGTCCGTCTTGCGTTCCTGACGGAACGGTCTATGGTTTCGGCATGCGTACCGGGAGCTACGGGCCAGCCGAGCGGCGAACCTTCCTGGGTTACGTGTACCGGCGCTACCCCGGGGCTGCGGCGAGTCGGACTGCGCGCGTGTACTTCCACCGCACGGACCGAGGCAGACCGTCGTACCTTCACGTCGCGGTGTGGGAACACCATCACGGGCGGCGCGTGCCCCGTGGGTTCCATGTACATCACGTGGACGGGGACACGCTCAACAACGCCCCGTCCAACTTGCGCGCCACCCGCGGAGCCGATCACCTCCGCGAGCACGCGCTATGCCCCTCCCGCGTCGCCGTGTCCAGAGCAAACCTGGCCCGGTACGCTCGGCCAGCCGCAGCTACGTGGCACGGGTCGCCAGCAGGCCGAGCTTGGCACGCCGAGCACGCGCGCACCGCGTGGGCGGAGCGCAAGCTACGGGCTCACCGATGCGTGGTGTGCGGCGGAGCCTTTCGCACCCGAGGGGCCATCGCCACGGTCTGTTCACCCGCGTGCTTCGCGAAGCAGCGTCGAGACAGCGGCATCGACGACGCGGACTTCACGTGTGCTGAGTGCTCCAAGGTGTTCCGCCGGAACAAGTACGAGAAGGCCCCCGTCTGTTGCTCCCGATCGTGTGCTTCGCGTCGAAGCAACCGGCTCCGACGCTCCGGTGTATGATCTGACGGTCGAGGAGGCGCACGAGTTCTTCGCGAACGGGATCGTCGTCTCCAATAGCGACGCCGCCCTCTACGGATGGCGGGCGTGCATGGCGTTTCTCGAAACGCCGGAGCCTGCGCCCCTTCCGCCCGAGGAACGGCGGCGGATCGCCGAGGCCGAGCTCGAGGCCGAGCGGATCCGTCGCGACGAGGCTGCGCTGGCCGAGCAGGAAGCGTTCGAGGCGGACGTGTTCGGGCTGAGAGCGTTCATGGACGGCTAGCCGGCGTGGTGCCGGTGGCGACCGCGACGACCTCGGTGAGCCGCTCGCGGAGATCCTCAGATTCAGCGTACGCGCGGGAAAGCTCCGCCCGTGCGTTCGCTGCATCGACTCCGGCTGCCTCGCGCGCGACGACTGCGCGCTCTCGCTCGGCCTCGAGCGCGCGGACGCGCTCATCGCGGAGATCCTCCATGCGAGCGGCCAGCCTCGCAGCCAGCGCATCGCGGTCCTCCTGAAGCTCGACAAGAGCGTAGCCGCGGCGGGTGGCGATGGCGGACCACGCGTCAAGATCGAGCTCCGTGCGGGCGACATGCTCCCAGAGCGCCACGGCGTCGGCGACGGATAGCAGCAGTCTCTCCTCGGCTGGACGGCGTTCGGCAAAGGCGCGCAGGCGCAGGAGAACCTCTTCGTGAAGCAGAGGATCAGTTCTTGTCGGCACGCAGCGCCTCCCGAATTTCCTCTACCTGCTCCTGCGTGGGCAGGGCCACTTCGAGCAGTTCCTCCTTCTCGATCTCGAGAAGAAAGCACGCGTCGCACAGCAGCTTGACCGATGCCGGAGGCATCCCGGAGACCTGCTTCGCGGTGCTCGGGGCCAAGAGGATCTTCGCGCGGCACCCCGAGCACTCGACCGTCGCGGTCCCTCGCACGGGCCGAGCCAGCCGCGACGTGGCCGAGGCGCACAAGACCAGCACGTGGGGCCTCATGGTCGAGAGACCGGGCGCGCGCTCGCCTCCTCGTCCTCGACGTACATCCGCATGACCTCGCGGATCAGGTGCGACGCCGAGAGACGCTTCCTCGCGGCCACGGCCTCGACCCGACGACGAAGCTCCGGCTCCATGCGGAGGTTCATCGAGTGCGTGATTTTCGACGTGCGCCTGCTGATCGTCGCCATGCACCGCAAAGGTACCTCTTGCGCACCTCTCCCGCAAGGGGTACGGTGGGGTCGCATGGGTCGAGAGGAAGACTGGAGTGCCAGGGTGGAGTGGATGCGCCGGGTTCGGGCCTCCGCTGCGACGTGGGGCGTGGACGGCGAGCGGCTCCTCTCGGTGGAGCTCTTCCCGGATCCGCCCGCAGACGGGGCACCGTCGCCGCAGCCGCCGGACGCGCGGGTGCCGCTTCGCGTTGTGCCTCCACCTCGCGGTGGAGCGTTCTGATGGCGGCGCGACGTTCCCCGCCGAAACCGAAGCCGGAGGCGGTCGTTGGGCCGACGTTTCCGGTTGGAGAGGAGGCGACGATCGATCTGATGTTCGAGGAGATCGACCGCGGAGAGTGGCGCGGGAGCTTCGTTCACCGCCACGCGAAGCGCGAGGGCGTGACGGTTTACACAGCGAAGCTGTGGGCGCACAAGGCGTTCGACCGGGCGTACGCGAGCATCGGGAACAGGCGCGAGGTCCGGCACGTCCTCTACATGAGCTTCCTCCGCAACTCGGAGCTCGCGCGCGCGAAGAACGACATCGCCGGCAGCACAAAGGCGCTGGAGGCGGCGATGCGCGTCCAGGGGCTCGACAACAAGACGGACGTGACGCTCGACCCACGGTGGCCGAAGATCAAGGCGGCGATGGCGCGCGTCCTCGACGACAAGGCGAAGGAGCAGCTCACGCGGCTCTTCCGCTCGGGGCTCGGCGACGAGGAGGGCCTTCCGTCGTTGCCGGCGCCGCGAACGGAGAACACGGAAAGGGAGATCGCACATGGAGAAGACGGCGGACGACAAGAAGCCAACGGCGGAAGCCGGGACAGAGACGTGGGAGGTTCGCCTCCCGACCGAGACGCACGAGTTTCCGACCCTGGCGATGGCCCGGTCGTTCTACCTGGCGACCCATGACGCCAGCGCGCCCCGGAGGCGCGTTCGCCATGCTGCCGACGAGGGCGCGGCGGCTGGCTAGTTCTGGGGGACGGCGGCGAGCTGGCGTTCGACGAACGACCGGAACCACGCGGCGCGCGGCGGCGGCATGGCGCGAAGCAACACCTCGAAGCGTGCGTGCTTCTCCTCGTCCCACGTGCGGGGGTCGCCGCATAGCTCAGGGCAGAGCCCGGTGAAGAGCACGGGGCCGCCGCAGATCGCGCACCGGGTCATTGAGGCTTACGCCAGGCAGCCAGCATGGGGACGCGCGTGCCTCCGATCTCGGCCATCAGCACGGCAAAGGCGTCCAGGTGACCCTTGCACACGCCCATCGCATAGCCAGCCTCCAGCGCCTTGTTTGCCTGAAGAGCAAGGCGGAGACCTACCAGAACGAGATCGCTGTCCAGCGAAGCCTTGCGCGCGAGGCACACCGAACAGTCGGACGGCACCACCTCGACCGTGGTGATCATTCGAGATCCCATCTGTCGAGCAGGCCGACGAGACGATCGGCCTCGGCCTCGTACTTGGCCCGCACGTCGCGCCACAGGAGATCCGCGACATGCTTGAACCTCTCGGGTCGGCCCTCGGAGCGCAAGAGGATCTCCTCGGCATGGTCACGGAGAAACAGCACCTTCGCGACGTCGCCGACAAACCAGCCGTCGTCGGTGTCGGAGGGCGGCGTCGTGTCGGCGAAGCGCGTTCCAACCAGGGTGGGCGAGGCGCGGTCGATGTTGAACATCGCGCCCGGAGCGATCTGTGCCGACGTCTCGATCTCCACGAACACAAAGTCGCCCCGCGCGAGGGTAGGGATCAGGACGTCCCACGGGCTGGCGGCCCGCAAGATGGTGCGCCCTTCATGTCGGCAGACATCTAGCGCGACAGCAGACCCAAGGCGTGCACTGCCGCCCGCCATCGCTCGGATCACGTCGCCGGGTAGGATGGGCGACGTCTCGTCCACAGCCAGAAACAGCGAGTCCAGGCCCACTTGCAGGACACGGCCAACCTGTCGGACTCTCTCCTCTTCGTTCGGCCCCTTGGCCCGCAAGCCGGGGCTCACGGTGGCGAGGGCGGTCGAGTCGAGCCTCGAGCCGATCGCGATCCGCCCGACGGGAACGTACTCGAGGCGCGCGCCCTCGACCGACCCGCACTCCCGGTGCGTGTGGAGCGTCCCGTCCTTCTGGTACGAGGACGCGTGCGGGCCGAAGATGAACGTCTTGCACGCGCACCGTGCGTCGCATGGGCCGGTCTTCCGATGGACGAGCAGGATGGCCCCGGTACCGTCGCGCTCGGCGTACGAATCGCCGTTCTCCCACGTCATGCGCCCACACGTACAGCGCGTCACGGCTCCCCCGCAGCGTTGTAGAACGGGCTCGTCGCTGAGAACTTCCCGCGCACGGCGCGGGCCGCCTTCGCGGCGTACTTCGACGTCCCGCCGCCGACCATGTTCCCCTTCCTCCGCGCACGCTTGTCCGCGAGGATCTTCTTCCGCTTCTTGCCCTTCGCCATGATCAGACCTCCTTCGTCTTGGATCGAGCCTGGATCTCTCGCATGGTAGCAAGGAACGCTCGGCCCCTCGTTGTTGCCACGAACCCATCTCCCGCGCGCTCCAGGTAGCCACGCCGGCACAGGTCGATCACGACGCCGGAGGCAGCGGAAGGGAAGTCGCTGTCAAGCTGATCCTCGGACGCCGCTTCGAGCAGCGCCATCTCCAGCAGCGTGGTCAGGCGAAGATGGTTGACCTTCGCGCGGGCCAGCGTCTCGGCCGCGCGCGCAGCCTCGCCTCTGGCGGACTCGAGGTCGCTCGCGAGCTCCCGAAGCTCGGTGTTCGTCACGGCCTCGGCTCCCGTAGAGCGACCTGCACCGTCCGCTTCCACCACCGCCCGCCGCGGGCTGTCGGTACGCCGCGGCGGTTGAGCTCCTCCGCGAGCGTTCGGTGACTCCACTCCCCCGTCGCGTACAGCGACCTCACCGTCTCGACCGACTCCGGGATCTCCTCCTTCATAAACGGCCTCCCGAGCTTCTGCCCCATCGCCTTCACGTGTGCCAGCGCATCCTTCGTCCGCTCGCTCACCATGTCCGCCTCGAGCTGCGAGAACACCGCGATCATCCCGAGCATCGCCTTCCCCATCGCCGTGCTCGTGTCGAACGGCTCCGTCGCGCTCGACACCACCAGCCCGTACCCATCCCTCTCGTCGAGAAGGTTCCAGAGAAGCCGCTGCCTCCTCGCCAGCCTCGACACCGAGTACACCACCACCACCGCGTCCGTCCTCGCCCTCGCCGTGGCGATCAGGTCCGCGAGCCCAGGCCGGTCCTCCACCCCGTCCTTCCCGCTCAGCCCCTCGTCTCGGAAGACGCCTGCGACGCTCCACCCCATCCGCTCGGCGTGTGCCCTGCACCGCGCTTCCTGCGCCTCGAGCGACACCCCTTCGCTCGCCTGCCGCGCTGTCGAGACGCGAAGGTACACGAGCGCGACGAAGACCGTGGACGCCGGACGCAGGCTCACCGGACGCCTGCCTTCCGAAGCGCGACATCGATCGCACAGCGCTGGTCGTGCCCGTCTTCCTGAAACCAACCGCAGGACGGACACTTCACGTTGTCGAAGGCGTCTCCAACCCACTCGACGGCCAGAAGCGCGCGAACAAGATCGGGCGCCGCCGAGGCGAGTCGCGCCCGCCAGGTTCCGTCGATGTACGACCGCATGCGCCCGCCCTCGGCGCGAGGCACGACAAGCAACGGCCCGTCCGCCGTCCACGTCTCCTCCCACAGCCTCGTGTCTTCACTCATGCGACTACCATAAGGCAACCCAACGCGGTGCGCAAGCGGCACCGGCTAGTATCCGCGCTGGGGGTCGAATTTTCCCTGCGATTCCGGCAGTCAGGCGGGGGTCAGGATCGGACGGGAGGGATTTTAGCGGGCGGGGGATCCCGGACCAGGACCGCCCCGGGGCCTCGCGGGGTCGGGGGAGGGGTGCGCGGGAGCTCTGCGGGGGCCCGGGGGACCGGATCTCACCCCGTCGCTGGCGCCTGCAGGGGAGATCCGCCGCCCCGGGCGGGCGCTTGGACACCGCTACGAGCGTCACGGTGGCCGAGGGACACTGGCGGCCGCCGGGCCGCGCCGGACCCTCGCGCGAGGGCCCGAGATGCGCTACTGTTTGGTGGCCATGATCCGCCCTCCCGTGTTGGCCCCCTGTCGTCCCCCTGCTGTCAGTCCGCGTCCTCGGTGCCTCGCACGCTGCAGGGGTCGGCGCGCGGGGGCGCTGTGTCAGGCGCCGCGCGTCGTGCTCCCCGACGGGACGCTATCCCGCAGGTGCCGCCACCACGGAGGGGCGTGGTGGCCGTACCGCGAGTCCTCGCGGCGCGGAGGGCTACTCGCGGGTCGCGGGCGACCTCTTCATCGCCCCCCTCCCTCTCACGAGGGAGAGGGGCCCGCAGCGCCTGCCCCTGCTGTGGACGATCCGACTGAGAGCACGCGGACACGCACGCGCGACCCATGAGGGAGATCACACGCCGTGCCATGACCCGTCAAGCGGAGCGGCGCGTCATTACGCCGAATTAACTGCGTCATGGCACGCACTGAACGATTGCGCCTGGTTAAGGTGATGCACCACCGTGGTGCGCCGACTACCCATAGCTAAGTGGCCGTAAGGTATCCGTTACAGTGGGGTTGTGGCTACTGGGAGATCCATCCGGTCGGATGGGGTGACGTGGTATCGCGCAGTTAGCAGCGGTGCCACTCTGGCACCACACGTGCCCGTCCCGCGTGCGGCACAGCGGTGGGCGCTGTGAGCAAGGAGGATGAGACGATGGCGATGGCGCGTGCGACGGTGATCTTGGGCAGGGACGGCATGGGGGATGCGACCGAGGAGGAGTTCGCGCGGTGGGTCGCGTTCGTGTGCGCGCACATCGACGACGCCGCGGGGTTCGAGGTCGAGGTGGACGAGCGCGGCGCGCGCGACG